CAGCTTTTCCTGTGTTAGATGAAACACATGCTAATTTTAACAAAGAAACAACCCAAGAAGTTTTAGATTTAAGAGATGCTTTTATAACACAAGGCTATACAGGGGCCGATGCTCTAGAGAAAGCTGCAAAATATGTTGTAGGAGATGCGCCTAACACTAGCGTTAAAGTTGAACCTAAAAAAGATGTAGTTGGTGAAAAAATAGTAGAAAAGAAAAAAGTAGCTAACACTACTAAGAAGATAGAAGCTGCTGAGTCTCAACCTCCTACTTTAAAAGGTAAAAATAAAGTTGAGAAAAAAATAGATTTAGATGTATTGTCTACAGAAGAATTCGATGCATTGCCCGCAGAAACTTTAAAAAGAATGCGTGGCGATTTCGGATAAACTGTGGTATAAATGAAATAAGTTCGCACGCAAGAGCGATATCTTGCCAGGGTCGTTCCTGTAAAAAATCGTTTTACTCGCCTGCTATGGCGTAAATCTAGTCGGAGTCGTGTCCGCAAACAACGAGAGCGTCCCCCCTACGATAGTGGGTATACGGATAGGTAGTCGCTCCAAAAGACGACTGGTTTTTAAACAACTTTGATAAGGAGAATTATCATGGCAAATACAAACTTTGCCGCGTTGACCAGTGAACAATTAACTATCTGGTCACGTGATTTTTGGCGTGTCGCTAGAAATATGTCCTTCATCAACCAATTCGCGGGAAGCGGATCTAACGCTATGGTTCAGACTATATCTGAACTTACACAATCAGAAAAAGGAGCTAGAGCAGTATTAACTCTTTTAGCCGATATGACTGGTGATGGTATCGTTGGAGACAACACCTTAGAAGGTAATGAAGAATCATTAAGAGCTTTCGACATCGTTGTACAACTTGATCAACTAAGATTTGCGAACAGACTTTCAGGTAGAATGAATGATCAAAAATCAGTTGTGAACTTTAGGGAACATTCTAGAGATGCACTTGCTTACGCAATGGCTGACAGAATGGACCAATTAGCATTCTTAACTCTAAGTGGTATTGGTTACACACTTAAGAACAACGGTGCATTAAGACCTGTTCAAAATTCTGGACAGAATCTTGGTGACCTTGCGTTCTCATCTGACGTAACTGCTCCTACCTCAAATAGACATAGAAGATTTGATGCTACAAATGGTATCGTAGCTGGTGATGTTACTGCAACTGTTGCAGCTGACAAACTAACTTATGGTGCTATTGTTGATCTAAAAGCTTATGCAAAAGATCAATACATCAGAGGTCTAAGAGGTGCGGGTAACGACGAGACATATCATCTCTTCGTAACACCACAAGTAATGGCTGATTTAAAACTTGATTCAGATTTTCTTGCTAACGTAAGACAAGCTGGTATCAGAGGACCTCAGTCTAGCTTATTCTCTGGTTCATCAAGCTTAATGGTTGATGGAATCATGGTACATGAGTTCAGACATGTGTTTAACACTCAAGGTGCTACAACTGGTACATCATCAAATGCTGGTGCTGCTGGATATAAATGGGGTGCTAACGCTGACGTTAACGGTTCTGCATGTTTATTCTGCGGAGCTCAAGCATTAGCGATGGCTGACATTGGTATCCCTGAGATAGTTGAAGACACATTTGACTATGGAAACCAAAATGGTATATCAATTGGTAAAATATTTGGTCTTAAAAAGCCTAAGTACAATTCTGACCACACAGGTCAAGTTGAAGACTTTGGTGTTATAAGATTAGATGTATCATACTAATTGTGATATATTTTATGGGTGGCTCTTTGGCCACCCATATTTTAAGGAGTAACAAATGAAAATAGTTTCTAGTGATGATAAATATATAGCTTCAACTTGGGGCGCAAGTATTTCTTTAAAAGCAGGAGAACCAAAAGAAGTTTCAGACGAACTTGGTTTGCTTTGTTTACAAGAAGGATGTACACAATATGAAGGCGAAATGCCTTCAACAACAGAAGAAGTTGTAATAGAAGATATGCCAGGGGTTGAAGTTGTAGAGCCAGTAATAGAAGAATCTTCAGTAGATCTTGAAAGTATGACTAAAATACAATTAGAAGAACACGGTCGTAGTTTAGGTATTGAACTGGATAGAAGAAAAAAGAAAGCTACTTTAATTGAAGAAATAAAAGCTGCACAGTAATTAGAGTAACTTATGGCAGGTACACTTACAGGCGCTAATATAATTACAAGGGTGCAAGATACCTTACAAGATACTACTAGTGTTAGGTGGTCAGAAGCAGAATTACTTAGGTATATTAATGATGCTCAAAGGGAAATTGTAAATTTTAGACCTGAAGCCTCTGCAGATCACGCTAACGTTCAATTAGTTGCTGGGACAGAACAAACTATACCGGATGTTGGTTTGCGCTTAATAAAAGTAGTTCGTAATATGTCAGCAGCTGGAGGCAGTGCTACAGGCAAAAGAACAATTAGACTAGTAAGTTCTGATATTTTAAACGCGCAAGACCCAGATTGGCATGATCCGACTGCAACAGGGTCTTCTGCGCATGGCACTGTTGTTAAAAATTACATTTTTGACGAAGACGACCCAAGAAAATATTACGTGTATCCAGGTGTATCTGGAAATGCGTATGTAGAAATTGTTTTTTCTAGAACCCCTACAGATCTAGCAAACACTAGTGCTACTATATACGTAGATGATATTTATGGTAATGCGATTGTAGATTTTGTTTTATACAGGGCGTATATGAAAGACGCAGAATACGCAAGTAATACACAAAGGGCAGGACAACATTATCAACTTTTTGCAGCGAGTTTAGGACAAGGAGCACAAGCTCAAACTTTGTTAGACCCTAATATGGACCCTATAACAAATACACCAGTTGCAGCAATGGGGGGTAACTAAAAATGGCTTCTTACACATCTCTTGTTAAAGAAATATTACCTTATGTTCCTATGTGTCCCGATGCTTTGGTAGAACAACACCTAAGAGCAGCTACTATAGAGTTTTGTGAAAGGTCAAAAGCTTACATTTTAGATATGGATCCTTTTAATACTATATCAGGTGTTTATGAGTATGATTTTGATATACCAGTAGGGACTGAAGTTCATCAAGTATTATTAATGACGCACGATGGTAATGATATGGACCCCATAAGCCCACGTAGTTTAGAGTTAAATTATCCAGATTGGAGAGATAAAACAGGTCAACCGCATGTGTATTTACAGAAAACTCCGACTACTTTTTGGATAGTGCCTGTCCCAAGCGGGGCTAAACAAGTTATAGCTAGTGTTGCTCTAAAACCTACTAGAACTAGTAACAATATAGATACTACTGTGGCTAATCAGTATAGGGATGCGATTATATATGGAACTTTATATAGATTATTACGTATGCCAAACAAAGAATGGACAGATATAGGAGCTTCGCAAGAGTATTCGTTTCAATTTAATATTGAAACCAAACAAGCAGAATTAAGGGCCCGAGGCGGAGACCTTGGGGTAAAAAGAACTGTTAAGTACAAAGGGATTGGAATGCCAAGGAGACGGTATGGAAGGTACGGAAAGGAAATCGACTATTGAAGAACCTGTTTATACTGACATAAGAAAATGTTGGAACGTTATAAAAACAGGCATCCTTGATATTCTAAAAGAAAATCCGCATCTTACCTACATTCCTGAAGATGTTTACAGTGAGTGTGTAAACGAAAGAGCGTTTCTTTACACTTCTCCTGTAGGTTTTTTGATATTGACTACAGAAGTAGATCAATTTACAAAAGACAAGACATTGTTGCTATGGATAGCGTATACTTATAATAAAGGTGGGCATAACTGGTTAGCCCATGAAGAGTGGTTTAATAACCTAGCTAAAGAAGCAGGTTGTAAGTATCTCGAAGCGAGATCACGAGTACCAGAAATGGAATCGTACACCAAAACAATAGGTTGGGGATTAGATACACGAATATATAGGAAAGAAGTTAAATGAGTAGTAAACCGCCAAAGTCAGATTTTGAAGCTACCGAAGCTGAAAAAATGCAGGCTAGTATTGCTAAAGCTGAAAAAGACTATTTTAATCAAACGTATTCTCCTTTGTTAAGAGAAATGCGAGATATTTCTATGAAAGAAGATTTTGGTGCTTTTGCTGCAGGCAGGGGGCAAGCTGACACTATGCAAGCTCTTAGTAAACCTTCTTACGCAGCTGCACAGTCTGTAGATGCAGGTGCTGATTTAGCATCTGCTGCTATAGGACAAGCTGTTCAAGCTAGGGGTCAAGGTTTAGCTGCACAAAGAAATAGACAAATTGGAGTTTTAGCTACTGCAAGAGGTCAACAAGCAGATGCAACAACTGGACTAGCTAATGTCGCTAAAATAGAAGCTAGTGAAAATTTACAACAAGCAAAAAGAAGACAACTAATGCGAGACGCAAGACAAGAAGCAGGGCTTAAAGTAGGTGGTACTATGTTGGCGCAAGGAATTACAAATGTACAAGGTGGTGGTGGTTTCTTTAAACCAGCTGGTGGTACACCAGGCTTTTCAGAAGGTTTTGGAAATCTTGTTGATAGCAATTTTGGAGGGCTACTAGGCTAATGGGAATTCAACAATACCAAACATCAAACTTAGCATCTGTAACTGATCCACAATCTGTTTATTCTAATATGGCTAGAGACGATTATGATAACTACATAAGAGATTTTAGAACCTTTGAAGAAGAACTTATAAAAGCTAGAGATGATACATCTCTTATAGATCAAGCTAGGGAAGACTCTGCAAGGCAAGCAGAGATAGCTAGAGGGGTACAATCTCGTAACTTAGAAAGGTATGGTGGTGCTGGGTTATCTAATGCTCAAAGACAAGAACAAAATAGAGCGATGCAAAGGGGATCTAACTTAGCAACGGTTGGCGGGTTAAATAATGCTAGAATTATGCAAAGAGAAGTCAATCAATCTACTTTAGCTGACTTAATAAATATTGGACAGGGTTTAAATAGAAATGCTTTAGGTCAATTGAATACTGCTGCAGGTTTACAAAGTCAAAGACAACAAGCTTATAAAAACGCAAAGGCACAACACAGTGCTAACATGATAGGTATGGGAGGAACCTTGGGCTCTGCTTTATTAGCAGCGTTTATGATTTAATATGGCAATTAAACCAAAATACGGATCAGGAGCGGTAAACGCACTATCGCAAGGTGTACAGATGCCTAGTAATATGGCAATGATGGGCTTTCAAGGTGATTTAGCTAGAGCAGGAAGCGCTGAACTTAAAACATCACAAGATTTAGCAGAACTAAATAGTAGAACTGCAATATTAACAGATCGAAATTCTGGTGTTTTTAAGTTAGTTGGCGACGAGTATGAACTACGTGATGATTGGTTAGAACAAAACAATAAACTAACTGGAAATGCAACTTTTGGAGAAGCCTTAGGGATGAATAAACTAGGCGGGGGTTATTATAAAAGAGGCATAAGAGGCAACCCTAAAAAAGTTACAAATAGAGCAGTTTTTGCGCCCACTGCTGCAAAACAAGGCGTTGTTCCAGTTTCTTTGTTAGATAAAATAGAAGCAGCTCCAGATGAGGAAACTAAAAAGGCTTTAGAAGACCAAGCTAATAAATACAAAACTGGTGAGTTAACAGCTTACGTAACAGGCGCTATAAATGC